GTGGCGCTCACCGTGAGGCCCAGCCAATAGCCGTGGTCAGCAGTCGGTCGGCTGTCACCCGCTCTTCGCCGGGGTAGTCCGCCAGATCAGTGCGGCGCAAAACCTGTGCCGCCTGGGCAAGCAGTCGAGCGATCATCCGATCGACCGTCGCTTGTGAAAGAACCGTGTTCGTCATGTTCGTCTCCTGCTGAAATGGGGGAGCGAGGCCCGGAGGCCCCGCGTGGTGGCGCCGGTTACTCGTTTATTCCAGGTCGCCTTCCTGAATGGGCCGCATCTGGACCACATCTCTGGCGAGATCGGGGTGCAGCAGGTCCATGTTTTTCAGGTCGATGCCGATCAGTTGGCCGCGCACGTTGAATAAAAGACGTATTTCGTCGCGCACCGCATCGACCCGGTAGACCGTCTCGCCGGGGCCGATGCCGCCGAGTAACGCGATGGTCGTCAAATCATCTGTTGTGTCGTGGTAGATGGTCATCGCCATTTACGTGATCTCCTTCGTTGCTTTGTCTTCAGGCCAGGAGTTTTTCGCGAAGGTCAGCGGCGGCGGCCTGATAATCGAAGCGCGCCGGGCCTTCCCATGTCGGAGTCCAGGCCACATAGAGCCAGTCGCCAGGCACACGGTTGTCGTGCTGAACGACGCGGGGGGTGATGTCGCCTGCCTGTATCTTCGTGAAATGTTCTAGGCGGGTCATATCTCTGTGTCCCTCGGTTTCGATGATGTGTTTTAGCCGCACCGGAACAGGGATGCAAGAGTTATTTTAGGCGGGACGGATTATTTAAATGGGAGGACAACATGAGCAACATACCCGAATGGACCGAAGGCATATGCGGAGACGGCGCGGCAATCCTACGTGATGGTGTTATGGTGCCAGTCGAAAACGTCGTGGCGGCTCTCAATCTTTTGTCCGAGGCACTGGACCTGTGCGTGCGGGCTCGGAAGCTGGACGAGGCGACCGCGCGACCCGGAGACGATCCGCTGATGCCACGGAGTGCCAGCCCGGCGCTCTGGGTTATGGAGCAATACGACAACGATCTGGCGGCCTGGGAAGCCAAGGCGCGCGCCGCACTCATGGGGCCACTGGATTAGCGTAACGCAACGCACATTGGGGCCGATCCACCCCGTGGAGCAGCGCGTGGAGCGGTAGGACAAACGTGGAGCATTGCGTGGAGCGGTAGGGCTGTGGTAGCGGGAAAAGGGAACGCACTGTATCAGGAATGAGATGCCCGGCGGCAGACCGTCACTTTATCGCGACGAATACGTCACGCAGGTGCGCCGCCTCGCGTTGCTTGGCCTTACCGATGAGGAAATGGCCTCGTTTTTCGAGGTCTCAATCCAAACACTTTACGATTGGGGTGAGGCGCACCCTGAGTTTCTTGAGGCTCGCGCGCGCGGAAAACGTCATGCGGATGGCCGTGTGGCCGAGCGGCTTTACCATCGCGCGCTTGGGTATTCGCACAGGGCCGTGAAGATATTCATGCCGGCTGGAGCGTCGGAGCCGGTTTACGCCGATTACGTGGAACACTTTCCGCCCGATACCCAGGCAGCGTCGCTGTGGCTTCGTAACCGCCAGCCGGACAAGTGGAAGGATCGCACGGAGCAGGCTGTCTATGGCGACCTCAACATCCACCGCGTGCTGTCCGAGGCGCCGCTGACCATCGAGGAATGGACGGAAGCGAACGTCGAGCCACCCGATGCCACTTGATGGCACGATCGCTTCCGCTCGCGTCGTCTGGGCGCCGCAACCGGGACAGCAACATAAACTCGTTACGTGTCCGTATATGGAGATCCTGTTCGGCGGAGCCCGAGGCGGCGGGAAAACGGACGGCGTGCTCGGCAAGTGGGCGGTGAAAGCACAACGCTACGGTGTCGGCTTCAATGGCGTCTTCTTTAGGCACGAGATGCCGCAGGCCGACGACCTGATCGAACGCGCCAAGGAGATATACATCCCGCTCGGGGCCGAGTGGCGTGAGCAGCCGCGCCAGTTTCGTATGCCAGGCGGTGGTCGCGTGCGCTTTCGCCCGTTGGAGAACGTCGTTGACGCATCGAAATACCAGGGCCAAAACCTGACGGATTGCGCGGTCGAGGAAGCGGGCAACTTCGCTGACCCGAAGCCGATCGATATGCTTTTTGGCGCGCTGCGTTCAAAGGGCGGCGTGCCGGTGCAACTGATCCTCACCGCCAACCCCGGCGGCGTCGGTCAGCAATGGATCAAGCATCGTTACATCGATCCGGCGCCGCGTGGCATGACCCCACTGGTCCGCAAACTCCCCAACGGCGCGGAACATCGTTACATCTACATACCGTCGCGTATTCAGGACAACCGCATCCTGCTCGCGAACGATCCGACCTACATCAACCGGCTGCATCTCGTCGGTTCGCCGGAGTTGGTGCGCGCGTGGCTGGAGGGTGACTGGAACGTCATAGCCGGGGCGTTCTTTCCCGAGTTTTCCGCTGTTCGTCACATCATGCCGCCGCGCACGTTGCCGGAACATTGGGCGCGGTTTCGCTCGTTCGACTGGGGCTCGGCGCGCCCCTTCGCCGTGCATTGGTGGGCGGTATCGGATGGCTCGATCCCGGACATCGCACGCGGTTGTCTCGTCTGTTACCGCGAATGGTATGGCATGAAGCCGAACGAGCCGAACGTCGGGCTTCGCATGACCGCCGAGCAGGTCGCCGAGGGCATCCGCGATCGGGAGCGTGACGACCCAAAGCCAGCCAACGGCATGATGGTGGGGGTCGCCGATCCGGCGATCTTCGCCGAGGATGGTGGCCCGTCGATCGCCGCGCGCATGACGCAGGCGGCCCGCGTGGTGTTCCGTCCCGCCGATAACAAGCGCGTGCCACAGCGTGGTGCGATGGGCGGTTGGGATCAGTTGCGCTCGCGATTGGTTGGTGATGCGGACGGTAAGCCGATGATCACGTTCTTCTCAACCGCGATCCATGCCATTCGGACTTTGCCGACGTTGCAACACGACGCGAACCGGGCCGAAGACGTAGACAGCGACAGCGAAGATCATTGCGCGGACGAAATCCGTTACGCTTGCATGTCACGTCCATACGTTCGCGATATGGAACGACAGAAGCCCCGTGACAGTTGGGACGCCGCGTTTAATCGTGACGCGGAAGAGTTGCGCGACTGGAGGGTGGCGTGAGCGACTACCGCACACTCAGCGGCGCGGAGTTCCAGCGCGAAGTCGGCGACGATCCCGACAAATGGGCCGACGCGGCCATGATCGCGGCCGAGAACCTTGGCTACAAAGTCGATCGCGACTGGCTGCGAGACTTGCTCGCCGACGCGATGGAGACCGCGCGCAAACACTCAATACGCAACGTCATCGAGGGAGACGGCACATGATCCGCGTTCTAATCCTGGCCGCCCTCATGTCGCCCTCGGTGGCGTGGGCTCAGGCTCTCACCTACGCCGACCGCTCTGGCACGATCACCACCGGCGGCGCCGCCCAGGTCGTCCTCCCGGCGTTCCCTGGCCGCCATGGCTGCATGATCCAGAACCAGTCGGCGGGCTCTCTGTGGGTGTCCGAGACGGCGACAGCGGTCGCGGCCCCGCCGTCGATCCTGATCCCGGCCGGGCAGCAGTTCCTCTGCATGAGCCCGGCGTCAGGCCAGGCATACAGCATCATCGGCGCGACCACGGCGCAGGCGTTCGCGGCGCGCGAGTGGTAATCAGCCGGCGCTCACTGTTGCTGGCCGGGGCCGCCATTCCAACGGCGGCGTATGGGCAGTGCGTGACTGATACCCCAGCCGTGGATGCGTGCCTCGGCGGGGTGCGGCTCACCGGGCCGTCCCTGCCCCCCGGTGCGACGCTCGACCTCAACTTCATGCAGCCCGGCACGCTTGATCCGCGCATCACGTTCACCCGCGCATCGACCGGGACGTATTTCGATTCAGCCGGAACGATGCAAACGGCGGCGGTGAACGCGCCGCGCTGGGATTACGATCCAGTCACGCTACAGATTCGTGGTCTGCTGCTCGAAGACCAGCGAACGAACGCGGCGATCAATTCGATTACGTTCACGGGATATACGCAAAACGGCGTGGTTCTGACACGCCCCGCCGGGACGGCCGCCCCCGATGGGTCGGCGTTGACTCTCGTCACGGAAAACACCGCGAACAGCAACCACGCATTTTATGGCGGCTCTTACACCGCGACGGCGGCGCCGTGGACGGTGAGCGTTTTTATCCGCGCCGGGACGCAACGTTACATCTCGTTGCGCGGTGGTAATTTCGTGGACGGCGTCAACCTCGCGTGGATCACGTTCGATACACAAACGCAAACGATCAACGCCAATCCTTATGTCACATCGTCCGGTTTCACGGCGTTACCGGGTGGCACGTTCAGGATATGGCTAACATCGGCCTCGACGGCGGTGGCGAGTAGCGTGCTTGTCGGTGGCAGCAATGTGGCGACGGCGCCGATCGGCACTTCCGCGCTGGGGGCTTCTTACACCGGCACGTCGCAGACATGGTATGCCTGGGGAATACAGGCCGAGGCGGGAGGGTTCCCAACATCTTTGGTCACCACCACGAATAACGCCACCGCCGTCACGCGCTCGATCGATAGCTG